TCTACAAGATTGTAGGCTACCCAAAGGTATGTACGTTGTTCACTCTCAGTGAATTTTGTATTAAAGATTTCCTGTTTGTATATTTCTAGGAGATCTTCAAATGCTGTCTTTAGCAGGGGATCGTTCAGGAGCTGTTCTGCTCTCTTCCCCTGTCGTATCTGTTTTTCCTTGTCCATTGAAGAATTGGTTTTGTCCTTTTACTATTTCTTTCATTAGATCACCTGATTTATTTAGATCAGCTTGTTCTAACATAGATCTACGTTTTAGTTCCATTTCGTCTATCTTAGATCCATATTTTAATTCAAGTTCTTTAATTTTCAACTCAAATTCTAACATTGATTGTCTCATTTTTGCCTCAATGTTTTTAATCTCAGTTTCAGCTTTTAATGTAGCTCTTTGATTCTCACCTTGTACCTGTGCTAGAGTTACTTTCTCAAACTCTGTTGGAGGTTTAGGTGGTAATTGTGGCATTTGAGATGCACCAACGTCTGGATCCATAAAGAAAGGTTCTACACTATTTAGACCTGCATTTTCAACTAATTTTTTCAAAGAATTGTATATATTTCTTAAATTGACCATTGGTCCAAATACATTCTGTTGAAGATTAATAGCTTCCATTTGTCTTTGTAAAATAGCATTAACCAAGAT